CTAAATTACCTTTAGGTATGCTTGGTCTAGAAGACATTGCTCGAAAGAATCTTATCGAAGAAGATATGCGTGAATTAGAAGACAAGTATTCGTTCACGCCCACAAATACTCCTATTATGAACTCTGTGTTAAAGTATGTTGAGCATGTCGAACATCTATCATCTAAAAACCCTAGAGGACTCTTAGCTCACCTGTATGTAAGACACTTTGGCGACATGTACGGCGGCGCTATTATTGCTAGCAAAGTACCCAGCAAAGGTGCTATGTATAAATTTGAGAACATAGATCTTCTAAAAGAACGTGTTCGAAGTTTGCTACAGGACGATATGGCAATCGACGCCAACGAGTGTTTCGAGTACGCTATAAAATTATTTCAAGAACTAGGAGATTGGTATGAGTCAAAGTCAGCAATCTGAAACTAAAATTTGGGATAGTCTTATTGGTATTAAAGACTATATCATTAAATCATTAGACGACATGGCGACTGAGATTCAAGAGCCGGGCATGGAGCGATTCAATCAAGACGGATGGGTCAACAGAGTCTGGGAAAACGATTACATTAGACGGGCTCACATTGATGTTGTTGACGCTAGGGAGTCCAAGAAGCTCTGGATGATGCACTGTTGCATATTTCCAAAACTATCGAGTGACGCCCCAATCTTTGGCTTTGATGTCATTGCAGGCGAGCGCAAAATGACAGGAGCGTTTTTGGACTTCTCGCCGACTGTCAATCATCAGCATGATATGATCAAGGGTCTTAAGACGATAACAGATGCGCTTGAATGGAAGCGTGAACGAGAACTTCCAGATTGGGGTAAGGCGATCTTTAGCGGAGGAATGCTCGCTGCTGGGAACGTACAAGACGCAGCAGAAATACAGCAAGTAACGTCTATCGCTAAGACTATGTTTTCTCAGTATACGACATCTCTTTCTGTCTTTACTCAAAGTGATATGTGGAAAAAAATAAACGATGAAGGAGCAGTTAAGAGTGCTCAGAACAGATACGCACACTATCAAAAACAAAATCCGCATACGCCTCGTGTCATGAAATCGTTAGGGCTCAACGAAGAAGATGTCGATATCTTTGTAAAGGATATTTTATTCCCAGAAATAGTTTGACTTTCTATTGACGACAAAGGATCAATTAAGTATAATAGGTGTATTAACTAACTTAAAAGGTATTAAGTATGACTAACATTATTATCCCATCGAGCCCAGCAGATAGAAAGCGTATTAAAGATTGTATGGATGAAATTAGTCTATCGTTTTTGCGCCAAGAGGCAGAAAAGGATTTTGTCAAAGAAGCGCTTATTTCTCTAGAAGACGAAGTGGGTGTACCTAAAAAGTATCTTAAAAAAATGGCGAAGATCCACCACAAACAAAATATGGCAGAAGTTGTTAATGAATTTTCCGATATCTCGGAGCTATATGATATTGTGATGTGTGCTGAAAGAAATGACGAACAGGAGTAAGCTATGGCTCTTATAAAAACCTTACAGAACGAAAGTTCACCAACTAGCCCTCGTGTAGAAATACACAAAAATCTGATGGGTGACCTACAGTTGCACAAGTATACTCTTGGTACTGCAGCAACCCCAATCATAGAAACCCTGAGAACTAGTAGCCAAGCTTCAGCAGAGTTGAACGCCGAAAAGTGGTTACTTGACATCGAGATGCTCAATGGATGATTCTATCATTAACGCTAAGCAAGATATCGCAAGACTTAACGAAATTAACGTAGAGGATTTGATCAACTACATTTCAACAAAAATTAGCAATGGAGTTTCGTACATCGACTGTATTGTAAGTTATTCCGAAGAATTCAAAATCGACATTGAGGTCGTTGGAGAAGTAGTGCGAGATTCTCCTGTTCTAATGGCAGCTGTTCATGAAGAAGCGGAGGGTCTCAATCTTGTAGAAAAAATTAATCGGTTACCCCTTGAAATTTTCTACTAAATATAATCGTCAATACTATTGACACATACAACGTAATACTGTAAAATACTAAAATACACCGCAAATACTAAGGAGATACAATGAGTAATTCATTTTCTGCACTAAAGAAATCCAGCAATTCATCTTTCGAGAAGCTTAATAGCAAACTCCAACAGATGAATACCCAAGGCACCAAAAGCGGCGATGATCGTTACTGGAAGCCAGACGTGGACAAAGCAGGTAACGGCTATGCTGTTATTCGTTTTCTTCCGTCCCCTGCTGGAGAAGATATGCCTTTCGTTCGACTTTGGGATCATGGGTTCCAAGGCCCGGGTGGATGGTACATCGAAAAGTCTCTGACCACGTTAGGTCAAGACGACCCGGTTTCTGAGTTTAACACAAAGCTGTGGAATAGCGGCATTGAGGAAGACAAAGAAACAGCACGTAAGCAAAAGCGACGGCTAAGCTATACGGCAAACATCTTTGTAGTAAAAGATCCTAGCAATCCTGATAACGAAGGCAAAGTCTTCCTATACAAGTTTGGTAAGAAGATCTTTGACAAGCTTAACGATTCTATGAATCCTGAGTATGAAGATGAAGCAGCAATCAACCCCTTCGATTTCTGGGAAGGTGCTGATTTCAAACTGAAAATTCGTAATTATGAAGGTTATCGTAATTATGATAAATCTGAGTTTGATCGTCCCTCAACCCTTTCGGATATGAGTGACGAAGAACTTGAAGCAGTTTGGGAAAAGCAACATTCCTTGACCGAGATTGTCGATCCGAAAAACTTCAAAGGCTACGGAGAACTTAAAGCAAAACTTTATAAAGTCCTAGCTCTTGATGGCGGACAACACGCACCCAACGTAACCGCTGAAACGGACGACAAAGAGATGGATTTTTCTCCACGGTTTAAAGAGCGCTCAGCTCCAAGTACCGCAGAGGATCCATCTCCGTCACTAGCCTCTAGTGATGATGATGATGACTCTCTTGACTTTTTCAAAAGTCTAGCAGAGGATTGAAAAACGGGGGCGCTCGTCGCCCCCTACTTAACCCTAACTCTAATAACGGAGATGTAAATAATGACTCAGAAACAAAATGTTTTAGCCGCATTCCAATCAGGTGAAGAACTGACTCCTAAGCAAATCGCTTCACGTTTTAACGTGGCGAATGTAAACGCAGTTATCAATTCACTACGAATGGAAGGTTATCCTATTTATCTGAATGCAGGTAAGAAAGGCTCAGATGGTACTCGGCTCGCAGCTCGATATCGTCTAGGTACTCCTACTCGCAAAGTGATTGCAGCTGGTTATAAAGCTTTGGCCAGTCGAGGTCCTAAAGCAGCTAACTAAAAGTAAGCTTCAAAAAAGAGCAAAGGGGGCCTACGGGCCCCTTTTTTATCCCCAAGAAGAACTCATTGGAATTGGAACTGAATTCGACAATATTCTCTTAGTGTCCTCAAAGACATTGACAGTAGTAGAATTGGAAGTACTCCCGCCAACTTGATTCGTAGTATTCCCGCCGCTGTTAATCACTGGTGCTACAATATTCCCGCCAGATTGACTGCTAGCCGCTTGCTCTATCTGAATCGTCTTAGCCATTATCTTATCTACAGACGACGTTGAAGGCATGATTGCACTTCCGTCCCCTAAAGCAGAAGGACTTATAGTATCCATCTGTTGCGATGCGCTAGTATCCATGTCTGGTAATATGTCAACAGGAACATCAGATGTTTTAACGACAGGCTCTAATCTATCCGCTTCAGGGAATGGGTCTGCGTTACCGTTCGACACTGCAAATTTTCTAGCGACATTAATCATCTTTAACTCTTCCTCAGAGAACTCGTTGACTGTGGTGCCGTTACGCTCTACTACCACGCCCCCTACCGTTTTTGTGTCGACTCTTGAACTTTCACTAGACGGACTCATAGTATCATCAGAAGGCGTTGGGGATCCTGTTGGGATAGAATCTGGTGTTCCTCCAGACGTGTCTACATCCACCGCCTCTGCATCCTTTTCGATAGCAGGATCTATCTTAGATTCATCGACCCCTTCACCGAATATCCAAGGTGCTATTTCTCCAGCTATGGCGTCTCCTGCTAGTCCACCGCCTATCCCTGCTAATACTCCTCCGATAACCGTTCCTACACCTGGAAACAGTACTGTTCCTATTGCGGCACCCGCTGCTGCTCCACCAACTCCGCCTACGATACCACCGACAGCTTTTGTCACTTGAATTTTCTTTTCCTCATCAGACAGCTCATCATTCGTTAAGATATATGCAATCGATGCGACAGATGCTAGTGCGCCGATAGGTCCTAAAACTTTTGCTAGGACACCAATTCTGGGAAATCTCTGAGCTGCTTTTGCTATCGCTCCCTTGTTATCTAATTCTGCAAGTTTCTCTTTTCCTACAAACTTTCCGCTAGCATCACGATACTGAGTCACACCTTTCTTGTTTACTGATTTGGTTATGCCCTCTTTCTCTAAATCAGCATCAGATAGGTTTCCCGCAGCGCCTGCTACTGGCTTAGGGAGTATTGGTGGTGCTTTTGGTGCAGGTAATCCTTTCTTCGCTTGAGTCGCTGTTCCAGCTGCTGCGTTTGCCGCCACGTTGGCTCCTGTTGCGCCAGCTTTAGATATATTAGCTGCTGTGTTTGCGCCTGCAGACTTGAGCATTCGTGCGCCCATGATCTTAGTTAACGCTTTAAGTTTAAATGCAATTGCGGCCACTATCGCAGTAAACGCTAGCCCAAGACCATTTGCGATATCTTCTGGAACGCCAAACTCTTTTAACTTATCGCTTATATAATCCGTTGCTGCTCCGAATATCATTCCTATGATAGCGCCCATTGGTCCGCCAATGAGAAAGCCAACACCTGCGCCGAGCAATGCTTCCGGACTGACTAGGGAATCGAATACTGATTGCAGATTCTCAGCGAGCGCACTCTCTTCTCCAAATATCTCGTCAATAACGCCTTCGATGAATCCCGCTATAAGGGGAATGGACGCCATAACCATTCCAGCAATTCCTAATTGTTTTCCACCCTTTTTTAAAATATCTTTTACCGATGGCTTTTTATCATCACCATCATCTTTGGGAAGATTTTCATCGGTCACTGACCTAAAACGTTCAGCCCGCTCTGCATCCGACAACTGAGCTAGTCCTAAGTTTAATTGTTCAGTGTTTATGTCTAATATATCGAATAAAATAGTACTAAGATGTTTAAGATCATTAGACAAGGTTTGAAGAGAGCCGTCTATATTGTCAGCCCTTACTATAGTACGCTCTGGTACAAGTATCAAATCTTGTCTATTCTCTTCTTGGGAAACCAGAGAATTAGGAGACAGTTCTTGTTCCGGACTTACTGTCTGGGGTAGCATACTAGAAATTTCTTTTTCTGTCGGAGGGGTTCTACTAAAATCAGCATCGATACTATCAGACATTTCAAACGAGGCGTCTTTCAATTCTGCGCTAGTGTTAACTAGTTCCCCAGCAAGAATACCTTCCACCGATTTAGAAATTTGTGATACAGATGACTCAACTGCTTTTAGTACAGGAGCAAACTTTTCCATCATCTTAGCATTAAGTTCTAGTATTTTATTTTCTTCCATTTCTATTCTCGGTTATTTTGCTTCTTTTTGTTTTTCTAAAAATTCCAATAGCAAGTCTATATAAATGTCACGCTCATACGGCAACAACCCCTCTATATCACTTATCAAGTATTTATGATGCTGTGCCAATCCGAAAGTATTTTTATAATAAACAATAAGGTTAGTGTGACACAGCGCTAGAGAAAAAAACTTTGGAGGCCCTCAATAACAAATGTTTTAGCATCTCCATTATCGTTAACATAACCTATACTGTGTCTAAGAGTTGGCGACGTAGCAAAAAACGTTTCGATACTCTTGATAGCGCTCGACGGCAACGTATCCAAGAATTCCAATAGCTCTTCCTTACTAAAGTCTTCTGTTTGATATACCTCGTCGCCCGATACGACAGTGTCAATACACATTATCATTGTTTCTAATGAGGATTCCGTTGTACTTAAAGTGTCTTGTAAAAACAGTAACTCGTTGACTGATGGGTACCGCATCATTATAAAAGCATCTTCAGATATGTCGATCTTTTGACTATGATCTTCTTTATACTCCATAGCAACGTTTTCTAGATCCAACTCCAACTCAACTTTCTTTTTTGTGTCTGGATCAACGACACTAAACTTAACGTTATTACTTACTGATTTAATTCTCAACGCTAACAATAGATACTCTAGATCAAATAACGCTAACGTATCGATATTAATATCTTCTACGCAGTTGGAAACAATTTTTTTAATTGCTAATACGACCTGCTCAATGTCTTCAGACTGTTGAGCAATCAAAAGAATCTTTTCTTCTTTGACCGTAAAAGGTCGATAGTTAACCTTTTGCTTTGTCGATGGGATTTCTAATTGAAATAATGGTAGATCAATCTTTGGTAACGCCATATTGTACTCCTAATAATTAAATGTACGGTGGCAAAGCCGCCGCTGTTTGACTCACTGCTTGTTGTACGTCAAATGGTCTTGCAATAAACGGATTCGCTTCTGCAAATGAATTTTCAGAAGAAAAGTAGGATAGTGCAGAGTTAGCTGTCTCGGATGTGACTGAAGGATTCTTGTATGCATCACCAGAGATCTTTAGTATGTCGAATGCAAAGCCAACGGGCAGCAACATCTGATCTTCGGCATCCCAAGCTAAATCTATTGAGCCTATTGATTGCGGGAAGACTCCGCCTAATTCATACGTCATTGTTTGACCCGCTTTATCATTAAACATGATGATGGACATAGTTCCAGCGTAATCAGTTTTGTAATTAATCTCAAAAGGTCTTAGCGAGTATGATGAACCCTGCTGTCCTTGTGTTCTGTCATAGTTCATAACTAGTTGCGACCAGTTTTGAAAGAATCTTAAAATCTTATGTTGACCATCGACGAGGAATGTCGCAGGAATAATAGAAAACTCTCGTGTAGAAGGTCGCTTGGTGGGCGCACCAAATCCTTGAACAGCGACATCAAGAGTAGTGATATCCAATGGTGGTAGCTGAACAGATCTACAATAGAATCTGAATATCTGAGACACTTCGCTATCTAGCAAAGCGGCTGGCGGCGTGATATCAACAATAAACGTAGAAGCTTCGGAATAACCGTTCTTCAGTATTTGCGATTGAAACTCTCGAATGTTAAATGGCATGTCCTATCCCTATGTGATCATTTTTCTTGAGTCTGCCCACACTTTAGACTTACTTGCTCCAGCAAAATTCTCAGTGGGGAGGAAAAGCGCTATGTCCCATTCTGCTGGATACACATAGATAAAACGACTCTTGACTTGACTATTTAGATATTGTTTTACACATGCTTTGAAGCCACTAAACTTTGATGCTGACGACAAAAGAGAATAATTCAATCGCAGTCTCGTAGACTCATCAAACTTTTTGTTAGATGCAACATCATACAGGTTATCCATTAACTTAGCACGTAACGTAGGGGGTAAGTAGTGTAAATTAATTCCATAAAATCCGGACTTAGCCGCTCTGAACGGAAAGATTAGTGGGAATCTATCAAAATATGGGAGAGACGCTTTAGTCTTAGCGTCATATGAGAACATATACATGGAGCCTACTTCGATCTTACTCTTGAGCCGAGTCTTGTCTTTACGTAGAGATGCTTCAGTAACAGAACTATATTTCCTAGCTGTGTTCCGGTACCACGTCCTAGCATCCTGTTCTTTCGCAGGAATCTTTCCTTGACGCACACCTTTTGCTAGTAGATCGCTAAACAGGATAGCCATTAGATTATATTCTCTTGAGTCATACTCTTATTTATCGTGCTCATTTAATTCCCAGCTCGTTCTCTGTAAAAATCTGAAAGTGCCATCCTCGGTTAAGACAGAAATCCTCAGCGGCGGCCCACTTTGCCTGATTGATCCCCCACGTCTTGACTTCATTGATATAACGCTTCGTGGGCTTATTGCCTTTTGTGTTTTGGACTTTAGGTTGCTTACATTGCGCCGCAGGCTTTACTTCGATAAGTTTAATTTCCTTTTTGCCAGCGCTGTTGATTTGCTCGACATAAAAATCCATAAAGTATCGATGCACTTTCCCATCAATAGGACTACGATAAGGAATTATTACTTCCTCGGAAGACCAACCGGTGACGGATGGGTGTTTATCGAGTGTGGACATGAGTTTAAGCTCCCAACCAGATCTATAAATTATATTAGTAGGATCACCCAAATATTTTTTAGGATTTCTAGGATTAAATCTCCCTTGATAATATTTACCCATATAATTAGTATAAATAGTTGAGTCTAATTCAATATTTATAAAGGTTGTCTTCATGACTTCAGCAGAAACGTTTATTGCTCAGAGAAAAGAAAGTAGGAACAAGCTACAAAAAATAGAACAGTATCCTGCTGTCCTAGGCGACTTCTTTACCCAATTACAATTTACAAAATACAAATATAATAATCTAGGACAAAGCGAAATAGTGTCCGGTAGTCCTATTATTAAATTACCTTTACCTAAAGCTATATTGGATAGGACTAATGTCGATATTGGAGAAGATCAACTGGGCGTCAAGGGCGCTCTTTCTGCTGGAGCAGGAGCAGGCAACTCAAGTCCTGCTCAAGCGCTTAGTAGCATAACCCAAGGTCTTCGGCAAGCTGGAAAAAATTTGGGTCAGGGCGCCGCCGGAAACGCCGAAGCATTAAATACAGCATTCGCAGACGCATCAGGCTTTGCTCTCTTCGCAGCAAAAGCTGGACTAACAGCACTAGGCGGCGACGATATCGTCAAAGGACTTGGGGCGGGACAGGGACTCGCAGTAAATCCATTCGCTACATTAGTTTTCAATGGCGTCAACTTAAAAACACATAGTCTATCATGGCAACTCTCCCCAGAATCTTCTTCTGATTCGGATAGGATTAAAGATATCATTGAAGATATTAAAAAGGCTATATTGCCATCTTATAGGAACGTCACCGGTGGGCAAGCGGGCGATTCGAGTATTAGTGCTATCGACAACGGTCTCCTCCAATATCCGTCTATATTAAATATATCCTTCGAAGGCGTAAATACAGATTACTATCTTAAATTTAAACCTTGTATGGTAAAATCCTTTGAAGTTAATTACACGCCAGAGGGACTATCCATCCTTAAAGGCGGAAAGCCAGCGACAATTAATATAGAAATGGAAATACAAGAAGCTAAAATCTGGACAGCAGAAGATTATGGAGTGCTCTCTGACGGAAGCGCTAGTAGTGCTCAGTCTAATGCAGGCGAGAGCGGCTCCACATCTTCTCCGGATGCTAGTCTTGAGGATCTTTCTGTGTTTACTGATCCTGCGCCGCTCGTTGGTGATTTCCTATTCGGCGGCGTCACATTGTCGGCTCCTGCTGATGCCATCGATGGAGGTGAATAATGTCATACTTTAATAAATTTCCGAAAACAATTCAGAGTTCTGTTCAAGCACTTGATATCACCCGACGAGCTTCTATCTCCTCTGAATTAAATGGAGAGCTGTACAACTATGTTCCGTATGAAGTAAAAGAAGGGGAACGTCCAGAAGAAGTCGCTTATTATTATTACGGAAGTGCGTCATTTGCTTTTCTTGTTTTATTAGCAAACAATATTATTGATCCGTATAGTCAATGGCCCAAGTCACAATATGATTTAGATGAATATATTAAAATTAAATACAGCGAAGCTTCAGGAACGAGTGGAAGAGCTGTCCTTGAGTGGAGTCAAAAAGAATTTAATTCCAATCAAACTCCTTTCACAGATAATATTAAATATTATGCTCATCGAAGAAACGGACAAATTCGAATTAATCATCAGACATATATCAACTTCCCGCCTAGGATTATAGATAGCGACAATCCAGCGAATGAAACGTCGGATATTATTATTGATCAGGAATTTTCTGTTGTGGATTTCACGCCCATCAGAGTCTATCAGTATGAAACAGAATTAAATGAGCAGAGTAGAAGGATAGTACTCTTTGATCAAAGACTCGTTACTCCTATTAATAGAGATCTAGCAAAGGCGCTGTCCAATGACTAAAAATGCTGGATACTATAAGCTAGAGAGTTTTCGTGTCCAAGCGCTCAATAGCGAAAACGCTGGCGAAGCAGGTGCCCCGGGCATCGAAATGAAGAAGCTTGTGCATACGTGGAGCATCAGCGAATCCATAAACAATCCTTATATATCAGGATCAGCACAGATATTCGAATCATCAAACGCTTTAAAGAAAATTCCCCTGAGAGGAGAAGAGTCGCTTTCCATTAAATTCACGGATTACTTTGATAAAGAATTCGAATACAAATTTTACGTGTACGCTATAACAGACTTAAAGAACGAGCAAGACAAGCTCATGTCATACACGATTCACTTTACATCCTTTCAAAAATTAGAATCAGATAAAGCATTCGTTCGTAAGTCATTCGGAGAAGAAAGTATATCCACAATGGCTCAACAAGTCTTTGAACGATACTTCCCAGGCGATAAAGAAATCGTAGTAGAAGAAACAGAATCAAAACAAACGTTAGTGATACCTAGACTACGCCCAGACGAAGCAATGACTTTCCTTGCACGTAGAGCGGACACGTCTAACTCTCCATCATCTCTATTCAATTTCTTTGAAACAAGAGAAAAGTATTACTTCGCTACACATGAGAAACTCGTAGAAGAGAATAAAGAATTAATTAAAGACGAGAGTATCGCAGAAAAGAATAATTTAAAGTTCATCTACAGAACAAATGATGACAATACAGTAGAAGGACAACGTCTAGCGCAATTTAGTCTGAGTAATTTAAGCTATATTGATCGTAGCAATACTATAAAAGCATTAAAACAAGGTGCATACAAAAGAGCTATTACTGAATTAGATTATAATAATAAGCTTCGAGTCAAAACTGTGTATAATTACCTTGAAGAACAGGGTAAATTCGAGGTTATCGATAAACTAACAAAAATCAATAGTTCGTCGTTCATTGATCGTTATATGTTGGATGAAGAAGCACCGGAGCTGGTGTATGTTACCGACTACAATCAACAGGGAGTATCGCAGGGAAAGGATGGAAGCTTAGCGCCCTTTCGGAACTACTCGCAGAACTTCATGACGAAATCACTGACAGCATATCATCTCGCTAACTCCAGTGTGTCGTGCACCATATTCGGTCAAGGGAGGATCACACCCGGTGTCATGATCTATCTCGAAGTATATGAGTTCGCTGAAGTGGGAGAAGAGAGTATTAAACTCGACACGGAGCGGAGTGGACCCTATATGGTCATGGATGTCTTCAACTCCTTTGAGGAGGATATCTACAAGCAGACACTAACAATAACGAAAGGTGGATTGAGGGCAACAACATCATGATGGGATTCGACAAGTTTATATGGTTCATCGGCGTAGTAGAATACAACGATGATCCGACGCACAACGGACGAGTAAAAGTGAGAGCGTTTAATGTCCATCCACCAAAGGGCGAGGACGTTCCGACGAAGCATTTACCGTGGGCTACTGTGATCAATGGATCGTTTGGCGTAACCCAGACTATTCCTTCTGTCGGGGATTGGGTGATCGGATTCTTTATTGATGGAGCGGATTGTCAGCATCCCATGATCATCGGAAGTCTGCCTGGCACCAACTTAGGTATACCCGGCGGGACTGGCTTACCGGACTCTGATGACTATCTTCCTCCAGAGTATATCAAGAACATTGGGAGACCACCACTTAACAGCTACATAGGCGCCGAGGACGGAGAGTTTACATCAGCGGGAATACAAGCAGGTTCTCAGAAGAATGGAATCAACACAGCAGTATTCGACGACGATGGTGATCGTGTAACGTTTGATGAGCCTAATATTCTTACACCTGAGAAGAACTTTGATTCTCGTGTGCTTCAAAGCAAAGAAGGAAACAGTGTTATTGTATTGTCTGAGACAGATGATGGGGACGGAAGTACTATTCTTATCTCTCATAGTTCTGGAAGTGCGGTGCAGATCGATGCGAATGGCACCATATTCGTTAAGTCGTTTGGAGATACTTACAATTCTACTGAGGGATTTGAGTTCAATCGGATTGATAAAGACAGTCATAGTAACATTGGTGGCGACTGGTCAATCAAGGTCGAGGGAGGATCGGGACGTATAGAGATTCAAGGTGATCTGGATATATCCTGTAATAACTTTAACGTTGATGCAAGAGCAAGTGCGAATATCTTTGCAGGTAATGCTGTTAACATCTCTGGTGGTAAAGTTGGACTGACAGCAAGTGCGGATGATATTAATATTGGTGCGCTCAATCAAATCAAGTTACAAACGGTGGGTATACCCGGACTGAAGAGTGGAAACATTGTACTCAAAGCACCATTGGGTGATCTGAACTTGGATTCGTTTGCTGTGAATATGCTTAGTCATAGTTACATTGGGATTACTGCGTTTGGATTGCCAGATATTTTAGCGTTACCTCCCGTGGGTACACCAAACATATTGGTTCCGCCACCACCTAAGTTACCTTTCTCTGGAATAGAAATCAACACGCCGACTTATGTGAATGTCACTACAGGATTGCGAATCAATTTACAAACACTGGGAGTCGTAACGTCAAGTGCTGGAATAGCAACAACGATTCAATCTGGCGTGAGTAGTTCTCTGATAGGAGGCGCCTCTGCTAACGTAACGAGTGCGGGAAGTGCAACACTATTCGGTGGCGTTAAAGCGAATGTTACTGGTCTCGCATCTGCGTCAATGTTCTCAGCAGGTAAAGCTACCGTGACAGGCGTTGCAAACGCTACAGTATTTTCTGTAGGGAAAGCACAGCTAACAGGTGTTGCTGTTGCTGATGTCTTCGGAGGCGGTAAAGCATCCGTCACAGCACTAGGCGTAGCATCCCTTAACGCATCAGGCGTTGCTTTCATCGGAGGCGCTTTGACGTTACTTGGAACGAAGGGGCCTAAGGCGAGACCTGGGCGACCTAGCCTTCCGGGCCTACCAGCGTTACCTACGTTGCCTATGATACCTTGGCCAGCATTCGTTAACTTAGCGGAGTTCGCAGCGCTTGTTATACCAAGTGACTTGGATGCTGTTCGACCTTTTACTGGATGGAAAGCAGGAAACAGAATTGGGGTGCCGCAGGGAAGCATTATTACTAGTCGAGCGCCAGCTAAATAACAATAATATACGATTTCTTATAAGAAATCCACAGAAGAGAGTCTGAAATGAGTTGCGAAAACGGGTATCTACCTACTTCAACATTAGCTAATTTGATTTTGAGATCAAACGGCGACTCTTTGCTCAATGCTAATAGTCTTCTAGCTCAAGCGGGGGCTAATAGGGACGACCTTACGTTTGACGATTCTAGTTTGCTAAGGGGATCGACTCTTAATGCAGACAATTTAGCAGGCGTCAGAAGTCTTGCAACACTATTGGATAGCGGCGCATTCGACACGGGCTCCTCCCTTTCAGATATTCTCTCGGGTGAGTCAGATCTTTATGATCAAAACGGCAATCTCCTAGCAGGAGCAGGTGCAAACAGTGGACAATCTGACGCAGATGACAATTTAAACACTGCGTCGACTGCTGATTTTTTAGATACGAGCGCAGTTTTCTCGGAAATAGAGAATTTTTCTGCTGTTTTAGATCTGACAAGCCCAACGGAAACACTGGGAGCTGACACAATTGTTCAAGTGACGAATGCTTTGAACGAATTCCTTAGTACTGGACTGACAAATACAGGGGGATCGACAGTTGTCTCGACTGGAGACAGCTCAGAAGGCGCTGGAGACGGCACAGGAGGAATTGGAAATGGTGATGGCGGGGCTACAGGGGGGGCTTCAGACGGCGCACAAGGCGATACAGGAGCCGTTGACGGGAATATAGGGGCAACTATAGGACTCGGAGATCCTGATGCAGATTTCGGAGACGGAACAGGCGGCGATGGTGGCGGATCTTCTGGACGATTTGATAATATTGGAGACTTTCCGAATCTTGGATCTCGACTTTCATCAGTTCCAGCGCTCTCATTCACTGAAGTGGGATCCTGGCTCATCGATTCCGATACCAATACGGACGATTTACTGATAGCACTATCCAATAACGCACTCTCATCTACTACGTCTTCTACACTATCCACAGCAATGGGAACGCTCGAAGATTTCTATACGACTAACATTGGAAAGGATATAGCACGTGGACTATGTTCCGTCTCTGCTTCTCTCCTTCAAAAGATATTAGGAATATTCGTAATCATCGATACTGCTAAAGCAGCTATAGCCCTTATTAAGAATTTGTTTGAGTTGGACTTGTTTAAGTTGATTGAGCAGTTACTAGCGAGACTAACACTCGAAGCGTTAATTGCAGCAATCAAAAAGATTATCAAGAAAGTTTATGATAAAATTCGTGCTAAGATTCTTCGTATCATTGAAAAGTTCAAGGACTTAGTATGCGACATTAAAGGATCCAAAGCAAAAGCGATGCAAATACTCGGAAGATCCTGTACGGAGATGGAGGATTTCTACTCGGATGATAATCTGAAGACCTTTCAGGAGAAAATAGAAGAATTCATTGCTAAGCTAGCATCGGAATTTGAACGCTTGACATTTGAGAATGTTGCAATGCTCCTAGCAAGACTATGTAACTTCATTGACTATATTGTAGAGTTGTTGTTCGGGCCATTGAATGAATTCAAAGAACTTGGAAGGACGATGCAAGCAGAAGATAGAATGATCAGCAGTGTGAGCTTGCTGAATACGAAGTATGCTGTCGAACATGGGGCGTTACGATTATCCGCAGAAGATCGTCGAGTCCTCGCTGAAGATGCTCGTGTATCGATGAATGACAAGTCTGCTACTATTCAAGAGTTGATAGACGGCGCTTCAACAGACTACGTGACTTCAAAGGAAATGTCTTGCGATGAGATGTCAGCGCTTTTTTGCTTAAGAGGCGAAGGGGTGCCCGGCTCGTTTACTTTTTCTGGAGACATTCTGGAAGGGAAGCCTAAGAATTATAAGCTTGTGAAGCCTATTGTATTCGCTCGTCTCATGAGAATGGCCGCCCGCTTAGACAGGGAGTTCGTTGTCATCAAGGGATATGAGCAAAAGAAAAAGGAAGCGGGGAGAGGAAGTAACAACAATACTATCATGTCAACTGGAGCAGCTATTCACATAGAAGCTAACTCGCTTCAGGAAGTTGCAGAAATTATTGTATCCGCTAGTCAAGAAGGATTCGTGGGCATCGGAGTCCATTCTGGATACGTGCACCTAGACATCGGTCCCCGTAAACTAACATGGGTCGATGGATATTCTTCTGGATTCCAAGCATCGTCTTCTGATAACTTTTTATCGTCAGGATCGTCGACAAATTTCTTAGAAAGCTTTAGTGCTCAGAATCTCCTGTATCGACATGAGAAAAAAGAGTTCACTAGAAAAGTAGAATAGCGTAACATAAATAACTTATAAAGGACTCAGAAACCACTCATGGGTATAACATCGACAAAGTTTAGGACGTTAGAGTACTATTCAGATTTTCCTAAGAATCTTGATCCCGTACCTGGTCGTCAAGACCTCTCACGAAAAATTAATGAGAATGCTGTCAAAGAATCGATTAAGAATATCGTGCTAACAGAGCCCGGCGAGAAACTCTTCAATCCAAACTTTGGTTGCGGAATTCGGGGATTCTTATTCGAGCAAATGGATCCAAGCATTTTGAAGATAATTCAGAATACTATAAAGACTAGCATAACGACGTATGAGCCTCGGGCGGAAGTGTTGTCTGTCGAAGCAAGCTCTTCAGCTACTAGCTCCAATGCATTGTCAGTTAATATATATTTTAAAGTCCTAAATAATGATGCACTCTCATCAGTTCAAGTACAAATTCAGAGGATTAGATAATGGCCAAAACATTAAGCATAGGTTCCGACAAGGTAGAGAAGCCGATCAAGAGAACTTCTATCGGACGTGGGAAGACTGCCATGTCGTCAATGAACAAGAAAAAGAAAGCTAATTGGAAAAAATACAGAGGACAGGGTTAATGGACGCTAAAGAAGCAAACAAAACTGTAGCGGCAAAGTTCCAATACGTTACTGATAAAAAGAAGTATGGCTTTTTCGAAACTTGGTCCGTCATGGACACCACTCAAGAGATCTTCCAAGGCGACTGCGAAGATTACTCCCTAACAGTTCTTTGGTACATGTCCGGGCAAAAGAAAAGCACGTTCATCAAGAACATTCTTTTCAATCGAGACTTTCGTATGCACTTTGTAAAGTATACGAAAAGCGGTGAAGGTCACGCCATCCTCTCTTACAAAGGAGAGTACTGTGACAACATCCAAAAGAAATGGTTCAAAAAGGATTCCGTCGCATATAAGAAGTATGATTGGAAATGGCCAATCTTCGGGCCGATGATTATCATCAATCTCCTTATCGGTAAACTAGTGAAAAGAGTAAGACATGTCAATTAAACTAACGCCTGTACAGGACTTAGATTTCTTAGAGTTGAAAGAGTCTCTCAAGACTTATCTAAAGCAACAGAACAGATTCAAGGACTACGACTTCGAAGGATCGAACATGTCTGTTCTTTTAGATATCCTAGCATATAACGGATACTATACTAGCTTCTATTACAACATGGCGCTCTCCGAGGGATTCCTAGATAGCGCTCAGCAAAGAAACAGTGTAGTCTCTCATGCTAAGGAATTAAACTATCTTCCCCGTAGTCGAATGTCGGCTCGTGCGAGAATTAACTTTACTGTAGTGAACAACGTTGTAAACTCAAATTTCTTATCCATTCCCAAGGGCACCGCCTTCAATGGTCGTTGCGGGAATCAGACATACACATTCATTACTGATAAAGTCTATACAGGAAGTAAGCTAGCGGGAAGTACTAATTCTTTTTTAATTCCTGATGTAGATGTCTACGAAGGTCGACTCATCACAGAATTCATGAACATCAGCAACACTGTTCTTTCTAACGAATACGTAGACACCCGTAGTATTGAAGTTAAAGTATACGAGAATCAGAGTGCTCAGAATGCTGATCTCGGAGTCAGCTATAACTATCGGAAAGACATCTTTGGAATCGGAAGTTTGGATCCTGTTTTCTATTTGCAAGCAGAACCGGATGGGCGTTACTCCATACAATTTGGCGAAGACGTATTCGGAATCCAGCCTAAGGAAAATAGCGTTATTCGAGTTACGTATCGTGTCACGTCTGGAGAACAAGCAAATGGCGTTCGATCACTTTCCCTTGTCACAAATCTAGGCGAGGCTTCTTCCAGCATCGTAATGCAAGGATCGTCGTCCGCCGGCGCTTATGCTGAAGATATCGAGTCTATACGTAAGTTCGCTCCTAAAGCTCTACAAGTCCAAGAGCGAGCTGTTACAAAGCAAGACTACGAAATATTGCTGAAGCAGAAA